TCCTAATGTTGATTCATATTCTACTACTGACGGCAACTTTATTTTTAATTTGAAAGATTTTAAAGACTTTGTAATAATGACTGACCAGCCAGTATATTTATCTGGCAGACAGATTAAGATTTATCAAGATCCAAATGATTTTTATAATCAATTTAGTCAAGTAAAAAGTCTAGGGTCAATAGGAACTGGTGATGGTGTCACTACTAATTTTACTTATAATTTGCCTACTACTGTGTTACATAATTCGGTCCTTATAGGAACTTTAAATGCAGCTGGCGAGGCCTTAATTGCACATGATGTACCTGATACCGATGCATATGGTCGTGAAGGTAATACTGGAGAGCTACGCGACAATGGTGATAATAATATAGGCACTATTAATTATCTTACTGGAGCTATAGATATCACTTTTGGAGCCGCACCAGCAGATGGCGAAGATATTACGTATGAGATATTTGCATTTACTGCTACTATGCCAACCGGGATATTATTTTTTGATAATACTTTTACTTTAAGGCCTGTTCCTGACAAAGTATATGAAGTCAAATTACAAGTACGAGTGCAACCCACAGAATTTGATAACAATGCAGATACGCCTTTAATAAAAGAGTGGTGGCAATTTATAGCATACGGCGCGGCAAAGAAAGTATTAGAAGATAGATCAGATCTTGAAACTGTTAATAGTATAATGCCTGAATTTGAGCGACAAAAATTATTTGTAATGCGCAAGACTCACTTGAATAAATCAAAAGATAGAACTTCTACTATATTTACTGGTGCTGCGAATCTTACTGCTCCTTGGAATTATGACGGATGGTTCTACTATGGATAAGTTCCTAATAGCTCCTATAAAAGGAGGAATAAAGACTAATTTAGTACCTTTTATGATTCCTGAAGATACATTTCAGCAACTCAGAAATATGTTCATATACGAAGGAAAGATTAGGCGTCGTCCTGGAGCAAGATTTTTAGATATTACTGATGCGCGTGGCCTTACTTCACGCTTACGTATTAATATAGGCACAACTGACGGAGCTGGTAATCTAGGTGCAACCGTAGTTCCTGGAACAGGTGCAATAGGGCAGCAATTTTCTGTTGGCGCAACAATATTTACCGTATATCAGGCTAATGGTGCAATGTACGTATCCCCTGCTGGAGCAACAGGAACATTTAATACTGGAACAAATACCGTAACTATAACTGGAGCAGCTGCTACTACAATAGTATATTGGTATCCTAGTCTTCCAGTTCTTGGAATTGGTCTATATGAAAAGACTAACGGAACAGTTCAAGAATTTGCATACGATACGCAATTTTTTTATAAATATGATCCACCTAATGCATGGCAACGTGTCACAGGGCCTGTTCCAACACCTGCTATTCCTGATTCAGCACGCTATCAAAGTATGACGTGGCAAGGCAGAAATGCTGTTGAGAGCCACTTATTTGTAACTGATCATAGAACTGCTATTAAGTATTATAATGATACTACTACAATATTTACAAATTTTTATCCTGCTACTTCAGCCGTGGCAAATTATAATGTAAGACGTTGTAGATTTATAATTGATTTTCAAGGCAGAATGCTTTTGTTAAATACCTATGAATATGAAGGTGCTGCAGTAGAGCAACCTCACGTAAATAGAATCAGATATAGTGAATATGGAGAAGTATTCAATGCTGATTCTTGGTATCAGCCTACAGCTGTGACAAATAAAGGTGGCTTTGTTGATCTACCTGCTGGAGAACAGATATTTTGCGCAGAGATTCTCGATGGAAGATTAATTATATTTGCAGAATATTCAATATATGAATTAGTACCGACTGGTAACTATAGAGAACCATTTCAACTTGCATTAGTAGATGAAACGCACGGATCTGAATCACGCAATACTGTTGAAGTTAATAATACATTATTATTTGCAAATAATTTTGGAATCTATATTTATGATGGTAGAAATGTAAATAAGATAAGTCTTACGCTAGATGATGATTATGATTCATATGAATATAGATATGGTAGAATACTGAAAGATTCAGGATTAGAAGTTATCTATATATTAATGGCTAGAAGCCTTGATGCCCCTGATAGATATTATCCTAATAGAATACTTATGTATAACTATAGAAATAATACTTTTAGTATAATAAAAGATCTTTATACCACTTCCGGAACATTATATACTGCACCAAATGGATCTACCTATGTGCAGCCATTACCATTATATGGTAATCATAAAGGGTATACATTACTATTTAACCCAAGTAGTTATAAGAATTATTCATCTCAAAGTATAATTGCTGTTTCACGCTTTGATGCAAATAATATTGATTTACGAATATATAATCATCAATTAGAAGTAGATTCTATAGTTAGAATAGAAAATTCTTTGCTTGCAGATCTTAATGGTTCTTATGAAATTCAGCAAGTTGTAGATGCTAATACTATTAGAATTCTCAATGATGCATCAGTAGTTGGTAATTATTTGGGAGATGGAACTATAGCGCTTGTTGATAGTATAAGAATTATAACAAAGCAATTTAATCCATATATGAAACAGGGATTTGGAACTTCAATAAATAAAATTGCGTTCAATGTCAATCGTACTGCAACAAATGGAATATATGATATTATTGGAAGACCAAATAATTCCAATATAGAAAATTTTATTTTCAACTATTACTTGGGAGATAGGCAACTTGAAACAGCAGCTTATGCATTAGTCCCAGAAGAAGCAGAGCAAGATAGAGTATGGCACCATGTATATACTCAGACAACTGGTGAAAGTGTTTCATTGGTTATATCATTTGGTGCAAATGAAATTTTAGATGCAAATATTCCATACCAAGAACTTACAATTAATGCAATAATGCTTTATACAGAACCAGCAAAATATATTTAAGGTCTCGTATATTCTATGACAACTCGCGTATCGGTAAAGTTACTCCAATCTGAAGTAGTATCTATTTGTATATCTGTTGCAGTGAGTCCCATAAAAATATTCTCATTAGGAAGTGGAGCAAAAAAAAGTGAAACAGGATCTTTTGAGACTCCATAAATTTTTACAAAATCCCAAGTATTATCAAGAGCTAATCCATGAGGAAAATTTAATCTTCCTGCATTTGGAAGTGCACCAACATTTGGAAAGACTTTTCTGTAAATCATTAATTGCTGTCCTTGATCTTTACCAACATACCATTGCTGCGATGTAAAAAATTCATCACCATCAAATATTGCAGTATCTTTAGTATTTATTATGTTGACAAGCTCATTCACTTTATTAAATATATTTCGTACCAATTCCTTCTCATTTTGTGAATATGAAACTTTACTTGCTATTAAAATCTCTTGAGCCATATCTTTTCCTCTAATTTTTTTATTATCACTACTACTATAAATGTGAACGCGTTCAATGATATGTATATCATAGATAGGAGAAAAATATTATGGCTATTCCATTAGCAACACTACTTAAGACTGGAGCATCAATAGCTGCACCTTTTGCTATTAGTGGTGCAGCTGCTTTAGTTCGCAAATTTAAAGATTGGAGAGATCCTGGCAGACATGCAAGATTTCAAAGAGCACAGGTATTAAAAAGAATTGGAGTTACTCCAGAGCAATATCAACTTCGCAGGCAAAATCTTGCAGAAGCATTGCAATCATTAGAGCAGCCACAGCGAGTATTTTTACCACAACAGGCTAGAATGCAACGAGGTGAAGATATTACCGCAGGATTACCACAAGAAATTGGAGAAGAAGCACGACCAGCACGTCCTGGAAATCTTACTGCAATTTTAAATGCTATGGGCCAGACTGCACGGACAGGATATCAAGAAGATCTAGCTCGTATTGGCGCAAGAAGAGGACCTGTACGTAACCCAGTGGGAAGAACTTCAGGACAACTTGCTATGATGTCTGAAGCCTTAAGAGGACGTGCTACTGGTCTTGCTAGAGATAGATTTAGATTGCTTTCAGATTATGCAAATAGAGCAGCTATGGCAGAACTTGAAGCAGGTGCTACTGGCTTGCAGCGTGGAGAAGCAGAAAATAGATTGCAAAATTTCTTACAACAACTTAGACAACAACAATTAGGTGGTCAACAGGCTGAATATCTAGGTCAACAACAACTTGGTATAGACGAAGCGCAATTAAGAAATATTTTAGAAGGTGAAAGATATAGACAAGGTGTAAGACAATACAGAATTGGACAGCAAGAACCATACATTGCTCAACAAGCGCCTCAAGGAGTGTAGTATGGCTAAGCCTGATATGTCAGAAAAAGCGATAATAGCAGCTTTTAAGAAAGCACACTCAAAAGCATATGCTAAAAATCTTTTAAAAAAAGCTAAAAAAGATTATGACAAAGCACTTGACGATCATGTAAAGGCGGGCGGAAAAAGAAGCTTTGCTGATCTATTTCTTACAACAATGAATAAGTATGACGAGGAAAAGGAAAAAAAGATGAGTATTGAAGATTTTAAAAATTTTAGACAAAAGTGGAAATTAAGTGATAAAGAGCTACTTAATGTCATTAGTAATAATCCACAAAGCAAGCGCGAACAACAAGCTTATGACGATTATCTAAAGACATTTGAAGGTAAAAAATTTACGGATATTTCAAAATCTATGAGAGAAGATCCTGAATTTAAAGATTTAGCAGATTTATATGACAGAGCTAAAGAATTTAGAGATGTAGAAACGCTAAAGAGTAAAGAGCAGCAAGAAGCAATCGCAGAGACTTCTCAGAAATTATTGGATGAGCCAGCATATGAGGTGGTATCCCCTGAACCTGTAAAAGCTCAAAGAGCAGCTGAAAAAGAAGTTACTACGCCTGGAGGAATAGTAGCAGAACAAGTAGGAAGATTAGGTGAGAAATTATCTCCTATCGCGGAAAGAAAATTACGAGATAGAGAGGAAAAAGAAAAAGAATCAATAAAAAAGAAATATAAAGATCTTTATGAAGCATATGAGGATATTTTTCCAGGAGAGTTAGGTAAATCTGGCCCTAAATTATTTGAAAGAAAGGCACAAGAAGAAATAGATGCAGTAAGAACAAAGTATGCAAAAATAAGAGTAGCATCTAGAGAAATAGGAAAGGCTGGCGGAGAATTACTTGGTATGGGCGCTGAGGCTTATCGAAGAGGTGCGCCACCAGTAGAAAGATTTGGAACTCCTGGTCAAAGCGAAATGCTAGATAGATATGATGCCTTAGTAAATATGCTACGTCCTGAGCGTACAACTCCACAATCTATTGCAGCCGCGCTTGCTCCTTATGGAACTCAAGCTGGTGCTACGCTGGGAAGAACAATAGGTACATTGACAGGTACCCCATTAGGACCTGCCGTAGGAGGCACAGTAGGATCATTACTTGGTCTAGGTGCACAAGAAATCGCTAGACGATATGGGCAACCAGATCCAGAATTTGCACAATTGGGACGATTTTTATCGGGAACTCCTGCAGGATATTTACAGAGTGGAACCAGAGGACTTGCCGGGCTCATAGCAGGTGAAGATCCTCGATCTACCTTAAGAAAAGGCTTTGGATTATTTAGGCAAAGACCTACAGGAAGAATTAGTAAATTACGACAAGCACTTGGTGGTGGAGTAAGAGGGTTAGGGCAATTCATAGGAGCTCCTGGGCGTGCACAACAACTAAGAAATATCTTAGCAACGGGAGAAGCTCTATATGGCCTTGGAGAAGAGCTTGGTATAAATCCATATGTAAGAAGATTAGGTGAAAGATTAGGGTTAGTTAGTCCTGAACAATATGGCACAAGATTACGAGGTGGTACAGGGATGGGAATAGCAGGTGCAGCTTTACCAAGTGCATTACAATTTGCAGTTCCTGAATTACAACAACAAGCAGCACGATTTTATGGACGTCCTGTTCCGGCAGAAGAAGTTGTACAGGGGTTAGATCAGCAAATGTTAGCAGCGCTTGGGCCACAAATAGCGGCACAAGATATTAAAGAATCTGAAATTAGAGGGAAAAAAGAAGCTCTTAAGCTTAAAAAAGCCGGCTTGAAAGTTGATAAAGCAACTCAAGAAGCCTTAAGTAAATTACAGGGTATGCAACAACAACAAAAGTTTCAACGTGCACAAAGAAGACAAGGCCTAGCTGCAAGAGAAATGGTTGCAAGAGCTAAAGTAGGTGCACAAAGGGGAAGATTATCTGCCGCAGAGCTACTTTCAGGTCAGCAGGTTGCAAGACCATTACCACTTGAAAGAGTTCAACCTCAACCAGGCCTTCCTGAAGGATTAGATATTGCAGCAAGTAAATTACAACAAGCAACAACTCCATATATTCAACAATCAATATCAGATATTCTTAGAAAGCCGGTTAAGTTCACAAATCCAGTAATTAAGTAATTAAATATAAGGAGACTATAATGCCTTACGATCCATATAGAGGTATGACTCCGGGAGGCCAATTCGCCGGAATGCTAGGAACTAGTCTTAGCCAGATTTTAGGCGGCTATCTTGGAGCAAAGTTAGAACAAGACAAAATGCAACGAGAATTCGATGCTAACAGAAGAATATTGAAAGCTAGGTATCCTAATATATCTGAGGAACAATTGAGCGAATATGCGCAAGTTCCATCGCAGCAACTACCACAATTATTACAGGGATTAGGAGCACGAGAATTTCAACAAGTGTTGGGAGGTCAAGCACCACAGCAAGAAATGCCAGAACAAATACCAGGACAAATTCCACAAGAGATGCAACCTGGCATGGCACCTCAAGAAATGCAGCCTGGTATGGCTCCAGAAGAAGTTGGGCAAATGCCTGATATGCCACAGTTACCTTCTCAACAAGTGTTTCCTCAACAACAGCCATATACTACAGAAGATGCTTTAGCTATCTCAGATGAAGCAAATAGAATAGCTGCATTAGAAGACAACTTAAAAAATGCAAGCTTAGATGAAAATCAATACATGCTAATAAGAAAGTATATTGACGATAGCAAGAAAGCATTACGCGATACTGTTCTTAGTGACCAGCAACTTCAAATGAAACTAGCAGAAGCAGATAGAAAGAGATTATTAGATGAGCAGAAGACTGCATTAGAACAGGCAAAATTCGAAAGAAAAATTCTTACTGAAGATAGAGCCCATAAGTTAAAGAAGCTAGAACAAGAAGAAAAGCAGCAAAATAAGCTAATTGAACAATATGGTAAAAGGTATGCCGAACTAATTGATTCAAAAAATAGTAAGCTAGAAGATCTTGAAGCATTGAAATATATGCAAGAAGCTAATAGAAATCCTAATGTTGACTTTGGATATCCTGCTTTCAATACTTTTATAGGGTTCTTACAAGATAAAATGGGGATAGATGCTAGTGGATTTAGAGGAGATGCTGCACAAATTATTGAGAAGCAGACTGCAGGATTATTATTTAGGCTTTTAGGAGATCTTAGAGGTTCCGGTATAAGAGCAGCAAAAGTTATTACTGCCGCAGCTAAAAAAAATCCTAATCTATATCAATCATATAGGGCACGTGCATTTGTTATAGATAATGCGATAGCTGAAACTGAACTTCATTTAAGTAAAATCAATGAAGCCCAAAAATTATATGAAAAAAATAATTATAAATTTGTTCCAGGTTTCTTTACCAGAGTAGATAAAAAAATGAAACCCAATTATAAAAAATATTTTAAGACTCTTAGAGAAATACCTAAAAAAATAGAAAATGATAAAGGGTTGCAGCAAAAGCAAAGGATCTATGATAGACGCGTGACTGGTGCAAAAGCAGGAGTAGCAGGAGGGTTGACTTATGGGCTTTATGGAGCTACAGCTGGTGGAGCTGCAGGTGGTATACCAGGAGCAATTATGGGTGGCCTTGGCGGATTGGCTCTCGGCTTTGGAGGAGCATTTGCAGGTGAAAGACTTGCAGAGCCTGCGGTAGAAATGGCCAAAGGACACAGTCCAGCAATGGGCAATATATATGCTGCATTAGGTGCATCTCCTGAGTATGTTGCTAGCCGTACCGGTAGACTTGCAGATGTACTTACTCCACAACAAGTAGCAGAATTAAGAAGAACGGCTATAGACTAAATCTATATTATTTTTTTGTGTGGCTAAGTATAGTGAATGTCAACTACCCTCGACTAAAGTCGAAAGCTTGTAACTTGAAATACAAATTACGATTGGCTGATTGACTGCAGCCTAGGTGCACGGCATGTAGCTATGCATCATATATTTTGAAATTTTTATATAACTGTTGAAACTGTATCCGTTATTATAACTTCGTGCCTTTAGTTTAAATTTCAATTATTGTAGCGAATTCTTAGTAATGGTTATAGTTTAACAGAGAACCCTGGAAATGCAAGCTTTTTAAAGCTCGTTTCCTCTCCTGAATTAATTCAGGAGTTTCCACGAGAGAAATGCTATGATATTTTTTTAATTCTAATTTAGGAGATACTAATGGCTATTAAAGAACAACTTCCTCGTATATTTACATCATACGGTAAAAAGATAGCGGCAATAGGCTTAAAGAATATTGCCCTTGAATATGAGAGAGCTCCCACAACTAGTGATCTAACACAATTAGGGAGATTATGGGTCGATACTACAACTAGTAAGATATATATACTTACGGCAAAGACAGGTAGTCCACTATCAGCTACATGGACAGAAATAGCAGATGCTACTCCGGATGGTACTGATGGACAAGTCAGAATAGGTGCGACAGGAGCAGCAGCAGCATGGGCCAATCTTACTTCAGGAGATGGCAGTATTACATTTGTTAATGGTGCTAATTCGATAGATCTAAGAGCACCAGGTGCAACGGCAAGCTCATTCCCAACAGATGCAGGAACAGCAACTCCACTAGCTGGTGCAACCTCAATAGCGGGTGGAACAAATATAGGTACTACAGGTGTTGGTGCGACCGTTACCGTGAATTTAGATGCTAGTCCAAGTGTTGCAGGCTCTTTAACTGCAGCTACTTCAGTCACAGCAGGAACTTCAGTTACTGCAGGCGTAGATCTTAATATGAGCTCAGGAGACATGACAATTACAGCTGATACTGATGGTGCAGACACGATATATTTGCATGCAGATGGTGGAACAAGTGAAACAATTAGAATTCGCTCGGATCAAGGAACAGGAGTTAACTCTGTAGGTATCATATCAGATGTTGGAGGTATCACTCTAGATGCAGGCTTAGCGGCAGCAAATTCTATTATAATCGATGCTTCTAACGCAGCAGGTGGCATAGACGTAGATTACGGTACAGGCGGTATGACTGTAACAGGAACAAATGGTGCTTATACATTGGCTACAGGAACAGGTGCTATAGGAGTTGGTACAGACGCAGCAGCTAAAAATATTACAATAGGAAATACAACTGGTGCAACTGCTATTGCAGTAGATTGTGGAACAGGTGGCGCAACTTTTGGAGCTTCTGCAATAGCTCATGCCACTACTCTTGGTTCTACAACAACTACTTCTTCTACAACAGTTCAATCAGGAACTGGAGATTTAGCTCTTACTTCTACAGACGCTGTAACTATTGATTCTGCAGGCGTATTAGAACTTAATTCTTCCGCAGGCGTTATAGGAATTGGAAACGACGCAGTGGCTCAGAATATTAATGTGGGAACGGGAGCTGCGGCTAGAACTATTACAATAGGTAACGTAACTGGTGCAACAGGAGTTGCGATAAATGCTGGAACTGGATCAATTGCATTAGCATCTACGGGAACCGGTGATATAACCATAGATTCTGATGATACTCTTTTATTAGATGCAGATGGTGTTCTAGAGCTTAACTCTAGTGCGGGTGCAATCTCGATTGGTAACGATGCTGACGCACAAGCAGTCAATATTTGTACAGGTGCAGCAGCTAGAACATTTACTGCAGGATCAACAAATACAACAAGTGCTTCCACTTTGCAATCTGGAACTGGTGGTATTGCAGTAACAGCGACTGGCGGCTCTATAACAGCTACAGCAAGTGAAGATGCTGCAGATGCGATATATTTACACGCTAATGGAGGTACTTCTGAAACGATTAGATTACATGCTGATCAGGGTACAGCTATTAACTCTATTGGAATAATTTCAGATGTTGGTGGTCTTACTCTAGATTCTGGACTTGCTTCAGCAGATGCTATTAATATCTCTGCTTCAGATGCAGCAGGTGGTATTGATATTGATTGTGGAACAGCCGGATTAGATATGTTGGCAACTGGCGGATCTCTTACTTTAGGTGCTACAGAAGATGCTGCTCAGGCAATATATTTACATGCTAACGGTGGTACTTCTGAAACTGTTGATATTCATTCAGATCAAGGTACAGGTGTAACCTCTGTTAATATACATTCTGATGTTGGTGGTGTAACAGTTGCTTCAGGCTTAGCCTCAGCAGATGCTATTAATATTACTGCCTCAGATGCTGCAGGTGGTATAGATATCGATGCTGGTACTAATGGTATAGACGTATTAGCAACAGGTGGTTCCGTTACAATAGGCGCTACGGAAGATGCAGCAGATGCAATTTATCTCCATGCTAATGGTGGTACTACAGAAACTATACGACTACACGCTGACCAAGGTACAGCTTCAGCTTCAGTACAATTATTGTCAGATGTTGGTGGTGTTACATTAGCAGCAGGCCTCGCAGCTGCTAACTCTATTGTTATTAATGCTTCGGATGCAGCTGGTGGTATTGACGTAGACTACGGAACTGGTGGTATGACTGTAGATGCAACAAATGGCGCATTTACTTTGCAGACTGGAACTGGTGCAATTTCGCTTGGCGCAGACGCTGCAGCAAAAGCATGTACACTAGGTTCTACCACAGGAGCGGCTTCTACAACTATTCAATCTGGTTCTGGTAATACTTCTATCACTTCTACAGGAACCGTTGATGTAGATGGAACAGGAGCAGTTTCAGTTAATTCATCTGGAGCAGCTGTTAATATTGCCAATGATAATGTAAATCAAGCAGTAAATATTTCTACACAAGGTAATAGAACTACAACTGTAGGTGCAACAGGTGGTTCTGCAACGCTTGCATTAAAAGCTGGTTCAGGCGGTATAGATATGGATGCAGCTGGTATAATGACAATGACACCTGCAACTGCTTCTGTAGCTGGCGTAAGTTTAACAATCAATGCTAATGTTGGAGTTGCAACATTTACAGGGCAGACAACTGCAGCTGGCGCAACCGTTACTCTTACAATAACGAATAGCATATGTACTACAACCTCAGCTATACTTGCAACTGTAAGTAATGTTGGAACAAATGCAGCTTTAATGTCTTTAGAAAGAGTGAAACCGGCAGCAGGATCATTTACACTAGATTTGCAAAATAATGG